CCAGTAAATACAATATTAAAACTTAAACATCTATCTGGTATTGTATTGACTGCTATTGCTAATGCGTGTAAATATTCTCCTTTATATTCTTGGTGATTGTTTGTAAATTCTTTTCTAACCCAACATTTAAAATGCGGTATGTTTGAACTTAGATACATTATATTTAGTTAACACCTCCATCTTTTTCTAGCTTGTCTGAGTCTGCTATTTGGATTCTTAGCAGCCTTTGGAAATTTCTTCATCTGTCCTGCTGATCTAGCACAGTAGCTCTTACGCCTTGATGCTCTCTTACCAGTAGGTTTCTTTTCAGTTACAGCAGTCTTTAGTTTAGAACCGGGATTCTGTCTTCTATATTTAGCAACACCTTTAGCAGTCATGCCAGCACCAGACTTAGTAGGACGTTTCATTCCCTTACCAATCGTAATGCCTTTCATATTACTAGGCTTTCTTTTTTTCTTAGTCTTCGCCATAAGTGTTCCTGTATTTTTGTACTAGATAATCACAGTAATCTTGAAACCATACGTGCCAATCTGTGTAGTCTTCTCTATCTGGCTTACGTATACTATGATCTATCTTATCAAGATTACCATAATCCATTAGTACATCTTATTAGAATAGGTAGCTTTACCAAATCCTCGTAAGGCTTTACCACCACCTCTACGAAAGACTACTTTCTTTTTAGGTTTAGCTGATCCACCCATGCTACGTTTAACTACTTTACCGCCAACTTTTTTACTTACTTTACCGCCAACTTTTTTTCTAGACTTTCTTTCTTCTAAAATAGCTTCATAATCTTTTTGATCATCATAAGTATAACCACCTTCAGATCCTTCTCGCATATTAAACATTTCATTTACAAAAAGACTGTCTATTTGCTTATCACTTTTAAAAGCATCTTTTCCACCACGATCTTTAATAAACTTATTTCTTACTCTAGTCTCTACTGGACCAAAAGGGCTAGAAGGTCTAGGAATAGCTTTAACATTTTTATTTAACTCTTCCTGATCTTTAGCTTTAGGTGCTACAAAAGGTTTTTTTTGAGTTATAGGTTTAGCTATAGTTTTCTTTTGAGTTTTAGCTGTAGCTGTTCCTGCATTATTATTTGATTTTTTATTTCTAAGCGTATCACCAACTACTATTGCAGCCATACTTGCTGGAATAATTCCATCTCTTAATTTACCTGTTTTTTTATTTTTATTAAGTGCTAACTTCATCTTTGATTCAGGTTTTTTAGTTAAGTTAGTATTACTACGTTTTGCTGGTACTTTATTATTAGATTTTTTAAAACCTGCTTTTTCATAAAACTCTCTTGTTGTTTTTTCAGGTTTAACTATTTTAGGTTTATCTACTTTAGGTGGTGGTCCTTGTCTACTAGGTGTAGGTGACTTTTTAGATCTAGTTACTTTAGGTGGTGGTCCTTGTCTACTAGGTGTAGGTTTAATTATTTTTCTAGCTTGAGATTCTGATACTTTTTTTAAATTTTTAGGTACACTATTAAGTTTATTAGCTGGTACTTTTCTAAAACCTTTAATACCTGTACGTATAAATTTTTCAACAACTGATGGAGCCATTGCTCTTATTGTTGCATATGCTCCTGATCCTAATATAACTGGAATAAAACCTGCCATAACTACTCTCCTATTGAAACTTTAAAAGACTTACCCTGAGAGTAATCTTCTTCTACAACTACGTCACTCTGTTTGCCTGTAACGCTTGGGCCTTTACGAGCAGCACCATATCCTTGTCCAGTTGGTCTGCCTAATACCTTATCCAAATCTACTGGAGTTGGTATCTGTGATATGGGTCCACCCATTTAACTTCTCCTTTTCTTTCTTTGCTTCTTATTAAGTTTACTTAGTTTTTTCTTTT